TCGTCCAGATGGCAATGGGTGCGTGATGTGGAAGACCCTCATATCCCCGAAGGTGCTCGGCGCGGCCTGGGCCGTGACCATCGCAGCCGCCATGTTCTTCACCTGGCAGTACCGGGCGGCGATCTGCGAGGCCACGGTCAGCGGGCTTCGGCTTGACGCGCTGGCGGCGATCGAGAAGGCCGAGCGTGATGCCGCGGCTGTCGCCGATAAGCATGAGCTCGCGATGGGCCGGCTGAGAAAACAACTCGACGAGGTATCCCGTGAAGCTCAGAAAGTGGTCGAGCGCCCTGACTATCGCGATTGTCGTCTCGATGACGACGGGGTGCGCATACTTCGGCAGGCCCGTGGTGATGCAAGCGAGCCTGACAGCCCCCTGCCCTGACCTTCCCCCCGTTCCTGACCAGATGACGATGGGCGACCTGCTGCTCGACAGCGTGGCGGTCGCCCGCATGTACCGGGAATGCCAGGCCCGCCACCGGGCGCTGGTCGAGGCCATCACGCCCCGCTGACCAGGGCGGCGACCTTCTGGCTAGCTGCGATGCGGGCGTCAATTGACGCCTGACTGTAGACCGAATCCGAGATGCGCGACTGGTGATTCAGCAGCGTGGATGCTGTGCGGGCGTCCATGCTCTGGGTCGCGGCGGCGGCCACCAGCCGGCGAAGGTCGTGCATGTGCAGGTTCTCGAACCCGTTGGCGGCGCAGAACTTCTCCCACCTGTGCTGCCCGGCGCGGCGCGCGAAGCGCAGGAACGGGCGGTTGTCGCCCGTCTCGACCAGTTCCATGACGACATCCGCGGGGATGACGAGGAAGTGGGGCTTGCCCGTCTTGGTCGCATGCCCTGGAAGCTGGAACACCCCGCCGGGGGCTATCTGGTCGACCCGGATGGCCTCGACTTCGTTGCGCCTGGCGCCAGTGACAGCGAGCACCTTGACGTAGAGCCCGAACCGGCGATCCTGACAAGTGTCAGCCGCGCGCAACACCCGGTGGCCTTCCTCGAGGGTGACCGGACGGTAGCGCACGTTGCTCGCCGGCATGTCGACCAGGGCCGCCGGGTTCGCCGTCGACCACTCCTCGCGCATGGCGTGCTTGTGCAGCCCTCGGGCGGCGCTCAACACGTTCGCGCACGTCGAGGGCCGGTGCTTCAGCCCGCGGGCGAGCTCGGCGTAGTCGCGGTAGGTGATCTTGTCGATCGGCCGGCGGCCGAGGGCCGGAGCCAGGTATCTGCGCCAGGCCGTCCAGTATGCGGCCAGCGTGTTCGGCTTCAGATCAGCGACGACGATCCAGTCGAGCCAGACTTCTGCTGCGGTTGGGGCCACGGTGTTTCCACTCCCATCAATTCGTCAAACGTCTTCCGTGCCGCCACGATACCGGGGAACCGGATCATTGTCAATCCTATCTCGCTGCCCGGCGGGAGAACCGAATGCAGGTCACCGAGGGTGCGCTGCGCATTGACCCACCGCACCCCGGAATTCCGGGCTTCAGACCGGGCCGCGTTCATGAAGGCGTCGACCGGGATTCCCCCGGCCGCATCCGCGTCGAACGTCGGGGCCGCCGCTAGATAGCCTGTGGTAAGGAACTGATACCAGGTGGACTGCGCGAGGTTGAGCGATCGCAGCTTCTGGTCGCGCAGCGCCGGGGTCTGCGGCGGACGATTGATGAGTTCGCGGTCGACGTTGCGCGCGAGCAACATGTCGTGGAGCAGCTTGCCGCCGCCGGCCTCGTCCATCCCGAGGCGCATCTGGCGGAATACCTCGTTCTTCTGCTTCCACCCGGTGCCAACCTCGAACACCGCGTACCGACGCTCGTCGGCCGCCGCGGGGACAATCCATGAGTCGTTGCCCATGATGACGACGCGCATGAAGTTGCGCACCTGGATCGGGTCGACCCCCTTGAGCTCGATCATCATCTCGCTCTCGGTTATCATGGACTTCAGCACCGAGTCGCTGTTTTTGTTGCCAGACCAGAACGACTCGTTGAAAACGACCATCAACTGGCCAAACAGGTGCGCGTTGAAGTTCGACTCGAGGTAACGGGAGTTCGAGAGCACCTTCGCGTAGCTGCCACACATGTTCGTTATGCGCTCGATGAAGGCATTCTTGCCCGTGCCGCGCCCGGACGAGTACAACACCAGCGCGGACAGCGGCTTCTCCCCCGGGAACTGCATCATGTGCGCGAACCAGTTCAGAATCCACTCGGCCCACTGCGCGTTGCCCTGGGTGACGTTCTCATGAAGGTGCTGCATCCACAGGTCCAGCCCGTCGACGGCCGCGTCGAAGTCGGCGACTTCCGGCGCCTTTATGCCTCGCCAGGTGTTCCACACGCCGGCGGGGACCTTGAGCGGCGGCGGAATCACGTCAAATCCCCGCCAGGATTGCCAGCGCCGGGCCAGCACGAAGGTCTTGACATCCCTGGGGGTGAACCCGTCGGCGAGCGGGCTGGCGCTGCCCATGAGGTTCTGGAACGCCTCGACAGTCATGATCGACTGGCGAACGTCCTCGGCGTGGGTGTCGAACAAGCGGAAACCGGCGCCTTGCTGCATTCCGAGGAAGCGGTCGTAGAGCACCTGCGCGCCCCCGCTCGGCTGCTCAATCAGCGAGTCGTCGACGGGGCCGGCGGCGGCCGAGGCCACGTCGCGAAATGCGGCTTCCGGCGACTCGGCGCCGACCGACCGGCGGCCGTAGGTGTAAGCGTTGCTTACAATTTCGGCGATCTTCGCCTCGTCGCCGGGCTCTGACAACCGGGGGTTCCACACCGACAGCATCAGTTGCGTGGTCAGAGACTCGGATAGGCCGAAGTCCTTGACATGCGCCGCCGCGCGCCAGCATGCGTCGCTGCGCTCCCCCACCGGCGGCACGGGCACGGTCGACAGGAACGTCAGAGCGCGGGTCATGGCGCCCTCGTTTTCGACAATCTGGTCCGCGGCCTCATCGCGCTCGTTCGCGGGCGGGGCGCCGGCCAGGTTCACGAGCCAGTCGGGGGCGGTGACGACCGGGCGATCGTGCAGGATGATGTACTCCCCGGCTTCGACCACCGACCCGGCGGCCACGATGTACCCGCGCTCTCCGCGGACATCGAGTCCACGGCCGAGTTTTCCTGCGCTGTTGCCCACGGGAGTCGGCGACGAATATACGACGTGCATTCCTCCTGACGGGGATCGCTGCACCAGGGTGGGCGGCAGCGCGCCGAACTGGCGCTCGAGCGCCGCAAGGGAGCCAGGTCCGTCTCGTCCTTCCTTCACATCCACGTCGATGACAAGCAGCCCCCGGCAGTTGATGCCGGCGTTGCGCGCGCCACCCGGGCCTTCTTCCCACTCGGGCCAGCCGCTGAACTCGGGCCGCTTGCCGCCGTGCTGAAGGGGGAAAAGGGTCAGGCCGTGGACGAGTTGCAGGCGGTCAAACGTCGGGTTCGTCATCGACCGGGCGGCCCTTGATCCGTTGTAGTTTCTGGTCGCGCTCGTAATCGTCGCGGCAGTCAGCATCGCAGAACGGCCGCAGCGTGTCAAGGGGCTCGTCGCACCACAGGCACCGGCCGGTCGACGCCAGCACCTGGGCGCCGGCTCGGGCGTTGCGCAGGCTGATTTCGCGATGGAATTCCTCGCGGAGGGTGGCCTCGTCAAAGATATCCATTTACGGCGTCCTGGATGAAGGCTTTGGCGACCCGGGGGACGATCGCGTTTCCGTAGGCGCGCAGGCGCACCGCTCGTCCGGGAACCCCATCAACCAGCGGGAATGTGCCGGGCTCAACTGGCCGCCACTTTCCATCCCGGCAGTAGAGCCAATCAGCAGATCGCCAGAAGCCGTGAAGCGGGCCGGGCCTGCGATCTCCGCCGCCCCGCCAAGCTTCAGCGTGATCGAGTCCTTCCGCCCCTGGTTGTAGGCATAGTCCGACCCCTTCGCATCGTTCGCCGTGGTGGTCGGCCACCCCGCCAGCCAGGCCGTGCGGCCGAGCAGCGCGTTGATCGGCACATTCGCCTGTGAACTCGCGCCATCCTTCCAGTCGCGCGAGGTCGGAGTAGGCCATCCAGTAGATTCGCTGGCGGATGTGCGGGGCGCCGACGCCCGCTGCGCAACGATCCTGCGCCCGAAAGGCGTAACCCGTTCCTTGACAGTCAGCTTGTACAAGGTCGAGCCAAGCGAGTCCGTCCTTGCTTGCAACCTGCTCGCCGAAGACGACAGCCGGTCGGCATCGTTCGATGAGCCAGTGGAAAGCAGGCCATAGGTGCCGCTCGTCAGCAAACCCCTTGCTTTTGCCTGCCGCGCTGAAAGGCTGGCAAGGGCAGCTTCCTGTCCAGACGGGCTCGCTGTCGGGGATTCCGGCCAGCCGGAGAGCAAGTGACCATCCGCCAACCCCGGCGAAGAAGTGGCACTGGGTGTATCCGCGAAGGTCATTAGGGGTTACGTCCTCGATGCTGCGTTCGTCGACATCTCCGGGAGCGATCAGCCCCGCGGCGATCAGGTTGCGCAACCATTGCGCCACCTTCGGGTCGAACTCGTTGTAATACGCCCGGGTCACTTCCTGAACTCCCGGCCGGTCCACGGGCTGCCGGCGGCGAGCGGGAAACCCGCGGCCCACGGCGGTAGATCGGTCATGGCCTGGCGGTAGGCCACCGGGTCAATGCTCTCAATCGGCACTTCGCACAGCGCCTCGTCGTAAATCTGCAACACCAGCGGGAAGCCCGCCGCCTCGAGGTTCTTCATCGCCTGGCGCATGATGTCGTTTGAACTGGCCTGGACCGCATTCTCGACCAGGCGCCCCCCGTAGGTCTGCAGCCGGACGAACTGCTTGGTCTTGGGGTGACGCCCCTTGAACGTCAGTTGCGGGCCGCCGAACTTCGGGTTCTCGTGAATCTCGGGGTAAGGATAGTGCAGCGCGCGCCCGCTTGGCAAGCGGCAGATGAGGAACGATCCGTCCATGCTGTACTCGACCTGCCCCGGGCCGACCCCGGCGGTGCGCGAGTGCCCGGAGATCACTGCCTCAATCGCGGCTTCCTGCACCCGATACCACAGGTTGACGATCGGCTTGTTCGCCTCGCGCCACCCGGCGACCGTGCGTTCCGCCAGCGCCGGGTCAATCTCCACACCGAAGGTGTTCGCCATCGCGCTGAAGGCGCCGACACCACCCTGGTAGCCGCAAGCAAGCTCGGCCGTCTTGCCGATGAACCGCTCGAACGAGTCCTCGTCAACCGCCTCGACCGGGATGCCGTAGACCGCCGCGGCGGCCATCTCGTAGACCCCCGGGCCTTGCTTCGCATCCGCGCGGCGGAACACGTCCAGCTTCGATGTGAAGCCCGCATGCCAGGCCACACCCCGGCCCTCGATGTTGCTGAAGTCGCCGTCCATGAACAGGTGCCAGTCGGCGGCGATCAGCATGCCCCGCAGGCAGTCGGCGATGCAGTGCAGGATCGGGCCGTGCTCGGCCTCGAGCGTCTTCGCGTCACCCCGGCGGATCAGGTCGAGCATGGCGAGCACCTGGGCCTGCTTCACGCCCTTGCGGGTGCGCGGCAGGTTGAGCACCTGCACGATCCGGCCCGTCGGGCGCCCGGTGTGCGCGCCGTGGAACTGCATCATCCCCCGTATGCGGTCGTCCGCCGGGTCGGCCGCCTCGAGCATGCGGCACAGCTTCTTCGTGCTGGCCTTGGCGACCTCGAGCCTGATTTCGAGGGCTTCCTTCACGTCGGGCGGCAGGAACATCGCGTCGCTGACATCCGTCAGGATCAAATCATCCGCGTCATCGTCATAGTCGTCGGCTATCAACTGTGCCATGCCCGGGGCGCGCATGCTATCGACAACCACGCCGCGCTTCGCCATCCAGTTCTTCAGCCGCTGCACCTGGTTCGGCGTCTGGACCTCGCCGCGGGTGACTTCCTGAAGCCGGCGGGTGGCCTTCTTCATCGCCTCGTCGGCCATCGCCAGCGCGTTGCGCACGACCGGGCGGTCAATCCTGATGCCTCGGTCGTTGATCTTCTGATCGAGCAGCCAGTCATCACGCTCCGAGCGGGACAGCCGGGCGATGCGGTGCGACGCCGCGACTTCCACGTCCACGTCGGTCATGCAGTAGGCCGACAGCCGGGCGCGCTCGTCCGGCCCGTCCGGGTACTCCCCGGTTTTCTTGTCAGGCTTGCACATCTTCTTCATGAGCGCGTTGCCTTCCATGTCCTTCTCGATGGAGAGGCCAACGGCGGGCGCCAGCCGCTCGAGCGCCTGCGGCAGGTTCGCGCGCAGTGCCTCGACGGCCGAGCACTCGAACAGGTCGATCGGGATGTGCGGCCACCCGTAGCGCGCTTCCGCGACGTACCAGCACATCAGGCGCTCGAACGTCGCGTTGTGCGCCCGGATCATGAACTCCCTGCCGGAGTCCAGCAGCCGCCGGAAGCGGTCCCCGAGGGCACGCAGTTCGGCATCCCCGGTGAATTCCTCGCGTTGCTTGCCGACGACGATCGCGGCGCACAGGATTTCCGTGGTCGGGTGCATCGCGTAGCGGTGCGCTCCCCAGTTGATGAGATCGGCGTGGCTGCGGGACTCGAAGTCCAGGTGCAGGACGATCATGTCAGCCTCATGACAAATTTGTGCTTGCACGACGGCGGCAGTTGACGTAGGCCCGCGGCGCGCATTTCCGCAACCGTCCTGGATCGTGTCGCTTTCCGCGCTACCTGCCGGCCGAGCGCATCCACCCACAGCGATGACGCCTTCGTCTTGCCTGCATACTCCCAGTTCGCCGCGCGGTAGACACCCCCGGTGTGCCCGTGCGCTTCGTCCGCCCATGTCACCAGCGACGTGAACCTGCCATCCCGCCGGATCAACCGGGTGCTTCCAGCCAGCAGAAACGAACACGCGTTCTTAGGCACGCCCGGCTTGATAACCATCCGGGTGAGTGCCAGAACCTGCCGCCACCTGTCTTTGTCGACCGATTCACCCGCCGCCCGCGTCGGGGGTATCCACCACGCTATGCCGACGCATTCCTGCGTCGCACGGTTTACCAGTCCGTGAGTGTAGACTCGCGTGTTACTGCCGCCGCGAGCGTAATGGTGCTTGCGTACAAGTTCCTGCGCCACTGCGAACGGGACCGGGCGCACGTCCCATTCTTCCTTCCGCAGGCGATTTGTCACTCAACACCCCGCTGATGCTGGACGTAGCCGAGGAAGTTCTCGAGCGCGAGCGCGGCCTCACCGATCGTCAGGCCGAAGATGCGCCGCATCTGTGGGGTCAGCGTCTTCGCGCGGGACTTCGCCTTGCACCAGGACCAGTCCCCGTAGGGGTCGACCCGGTAGACCTCGCGCTCGGTCATGAGCGTGATCTGGTCGTAGTGCTTGACCAGGCTCGCGTCCGGCTCCGGCAGCCCGAAGCGGGTGTGGATGGCCTGCGAGAACCGGCTTTCGAGTTCCCGGTAGCCCGGGAGATGCATCTTCAGCGGGGTCGACACGTCCCGCAGCAGGCCCTCGTGCATGTCGTGGATGACGAGCGCCAGCGCCGCGTCCCACTCGGCAGGCTGGCGGGGGCCGCTGTCCTTGATGTCGTCGAAGTACATCGCGACGCACAACAAGCTGTGCTGCGCCACCGAGTAGAAGTTGCCTGGGGGCAACTGGTTGCTGAAGCGGCACTCGCAGGCCAGCGGCCAGGCCAGTTCCCGATGCGAGAACCCGGAGAAGTCCGGGTCCGCAACGGAAATCTGGTGGCCACCGATGGCCGCAAGGTAGCCCGAGGGTGCAACGGTCGATTCGACTTTCTTCGATTTGCGGGCCACGATGCGCGTCCTCAGAAAGCGATGTCGTCAGCGTCGGTGCTCGCCGGTGCGCCCGCGCCGGCCACGGCCTTGAACGCCTGCTCGGCCGGCAGCTTGCCACCGAATCGCTTGCCGTCGCGCACCTTCATCAGGTTCTCCAGCGCGACGGAAATCCCGCGGGACTCGTTGTCGTAGGCGTAGAACCGGACCTGCGCGCGGACAATGCAGCCCGAGTAGATTTCGCCTTCGTCCAGGATCGGCTGGAGATTCGCATCCACCACCCCGGGCTTGCCCTGCTCGGAGTTCGAAGCACTGATGTAGATGCTGCCCTTGAACTCGGGAATCTCGATGAACCGCTCGTAGCTCTCGGCCTGCTTGAAGACCTTGTGCGGGAACGTTCCCTTGATCGCCTGGAACTTGCCCGGCCACTTGGCTTCGCCGGCAGCGGCAGCGGCAGCGGTCATGGCCGACAGGTCGGCGCCGGCGGGGAACACCAGGACGCACGAATACTTCGGGGGATTCTGCGGGCGTTTCTTGTTGAGACGGGGGCGGAAGACAGCCGGGTACATCAGGATGGCTTCGGGCGTGATGACGGTTTGCTCGTCCATGTCAATACTCCAAGTTCGCCCGGATCGTCGGCCCCGGGGCACAGCCGTGAAATTCAATCCTGCCTGAAAGCAATCGCCGGGTCAAGCCGGCCACTGACATCCTGGCCTTTGTGCGTCGCGGGCACCACCTTGTAGCCGAGCGAGGGCTTGACGACGTAGCCTTCTATCGTGCCCCAGGCCGCGGCGGTCACCAGTTCCTCGATCTGCGCCGGGGAGCGCAGCTTCGGCGGGACGCGCATGTCCGCGTCATCGTAGTCGAGCATCCGCAGCAGGTCGAGCACCGCCTCGGGGTCGGAGAACGAACGGTGCCCGAAGGTCTGCACGACCTTCATCCCGGGGATAGACAGCCCGCGGCTGGCAAGGGTAGCTGCGTACTGGTCGAGCGCCTTGATCCAGGCTTTCAGTGCCTCGACCTTGCCGAGTTCGTCGACGAGCTCGTCCGTCGACAGGGCTCCAAGGGCATGCATGTGCTCTCCCGCGAATACCTTGGCCGCGCGTTCGTTCGCTTCCTGCCTGAGTTTCGGGCAGCGAATTTTCGCAGGGCAAAACTTGCACCAGTCACCGACCGCGGTGTCGACCTCGGCGATCGGCTTCGTCAACTGCTCGTCCAGCCGTTGCCACGCGCGTTCGAGGCGGCCTGTGAATTCATCCAGTAGTTCCAGCTTCGTGAACTCGTCCGACCGAGGCTTCGTCGTGCCGTTGCGAGGCTGGCAGATGGTCGTGCGGATCGTGTCGAAGTTCGCCTGGTCCTCGACCGCCAGGCCGGCGAGCGCCCCGAGGGCGTAGTACCGCAACTGATCGTTGTCGACCTCGGGGACGTACACCCCGGCTCCATACTTCAGGTCGACGACTTCCAGCACCCGGTTCGTGCGGTCGAAGATCAGCGCGTCGGCCGTCCCGAAGGCGTCCTTGAACCCGAGGGGTTCCAGTGACACCCTGACCTCGATCCTGACGTTCTCATGCCCGACGGCGTTGCGCCGCCAGGTGATGTAGTTGACGTAGTGCGTCAGGTGCCTGCGCATGTCGTCGGACGCATCATCCGGCCAGCGCAGGTGCTCCAGGTAGTGCTCGGCCGCCGCATGCGCCCGGGTGCCTTCTTCGGCAGCCGCCGACGAGCCCCCGTCGAGACCGAACGACAGGCGTTCGGACCCGGGGCACTCGATCAGCCGCTTGACCTTGCTGGCGCCCCTGCGGGCGTGTGCGGTGGCCGACATGCTTACAGCAGGTCCGCGCCGTCGTCCTTGGCCGGCTCCGCGCCGCCAAGCAGGCCGACGAGCTCGTCGTAGAAGGCCACCCACGAGCCCTCGGCGAGCTCACCCAGGCGGGTGATCTTGTAGCTGCCGAGGACTTCACGGAACTTCGCCGACCCGAGTTTCTGGAGCACTTCGGACGCCTTGTTGACGAGTTCTTCTTTCGTCACGGTGCGCGCCTCGGGCACGTCGCCGGCCACCAGGGGCTGCTCGGGCTCGGCCGGGGCGGGCTCGGCCGGGGCGGGCTCGGCCGGGGCGGGCTCGGCCGGGGCCGGGGCCGGAGCGGGCGCTGCGGCAGCTTCCTTGCGGGGGCGACCACGGCCACGCTTGGGCTCTGCCGGCGCGGTTTCGCGCGTGGTCGGGGTGTCTGGCTCGCCGTAGCTGGCGAGAAAGTCGGCCGCTGCGGCGGGGGTCGAGAATTCGAGGGTGACCTTTATCATCAGAAAAGCTCCATCGGTTGTGAAGGTACTACGGTTTTCGGAATCGCCGCGTCCTCGCTGGCGTCGGTGCCCATCGCCTGCGCGATCGAAGCGGCCTTGCGCGCCAACAATTTCGTGACTCGGCGATGCACAGGATTGGACTCTAGCTGATATGTCCAGACATTGCAAGTGTCGTTTTTCTGCCCGATGCGGTAGATGCGACGAACTCCCTGGACAGTGTGGTGCGGGGTGAACGTCTGCTCGACCAGGTGAACGTCTGCCGCGTTTGTCAGCGTGGCCGCCACGGACGCGGAAATCAGGTTGCCGATGAAAAAGGCGACCTGCTCCGGGGGCAGCGCCTGGAACTCGCGCTCGTTCGCCCGGCGCCGGGACAGCGAGGTCTTTCCATCGGTGCGAAACACCTTGCCGAACTGCCCGAGGATTTCCTCGAGCGTGTCGAGCACCCCGGAGTGGAACCCGAACACGACGTGTTTCGTCCGCCCGGGCTCGACCAGATCGGCGATGTACCAGGCGGCGGGCTCCGCGAGCGACAGGCCGGCGATCTTGCGCCAGGTCGCGAACATCGGTTCTACCGTCTCGAGCACGACCAGCGCCCGGGCGTCGTCATCCAGTCGTGTGCCGACCGGGAGCACCTTGCGCAGGGCGAGGTTCTGTCTCTCGAACTCGGCCATCAGCTTGTCGGCGCCGCCGGCTGCCAGCATCTCGTCGTGCATCATGACCTCGGCGTCGAACGGCGCCCCGGGGAGCGCGACGACGTGCTCGGCCAGCTTGATCTTGTCCAGCTTGATGTCGATGTCGGCGGCCTTGCGCCGCAGGAACCACGGCCGCAGGAATTCCCGGAACTCGGCCGCACGCTCATCACGGATGCCCACTATGATGTGGTCGTCGTAGGCGCTGCGGTGGCGCCCCCGGCCGTGCCTCGGGGCCGTCTCGCAGAAGTAGGTCACGAAGTCGTCATAGGTCATCTTCGTCTGCCCGATCACCCAGGCGATCGTCCAGAGCTCGGACGGCCAGCCGTTAGGCATCGGGGTGCCCGACAGGAACCACACGCGCTCGGCCTTGTGCGCCGGCCACCCGAGGCTGCGCACGGCCTGGGTCGAGGTCAGCGACTTCAGATAGTGCGCCTCGTCGAAGATGGTCAGGAACCGGCGCGGGTGCATGATGTCGTGCAGGAACGCCCAGTCGACCCGCATGCGGTCGTAGGTAGTTATGATGACGACGTTGCCGCACAGGTCGCCCGGGGTGGGCGCGTCACGCGCGGGCATCTGGTCGCCAGTGACCAGCACGGCGACCGTGCGCCCGACGGCGGATTGCGTGGCGAAGTGCTTCGCCCATGCCTCGACCGCGGCCTTGGGGCAGATGACCAGGACGCACTCGTCCGGGAAGGCGTCGGCCGCGCGCACGGCTTGCAGGGTCTTGCCCCCGCCCGGCTCGTCCCCGAGGTAGCCGTACTTGTGCGCGCGCAACCAGTCGATGCCCTGTTGCTGCAAGGGTTTCGGGGTCAACCACCCGGGCGGGTTTGGAAATTGGCCGCCCTGACGGCGCGCATCCTTGGCCCGAATGGCCTCGGCAGACTGTGGGTTCCGTGCCACGTCAGTCAGCGTACTTCCAGAACATGATGTCACAACCGATGCCGTCCAACTCCCAGTGGAAGGACTCCGGGAAGTCGCGCACCCGGGTGCCGTCGCGCAGGACGATATCGGTTTTCATGTCGGTCCGCCTCGGCCCCACACCGGTGTTGACGTGCCAGCCGTCGTCATCGAAACCGTTGCTGGCCGCCCACAGCAACGCTTCGCTCCGTAAACACCTTTCCCCGGGCGAGGGTGCCGGCGGAACATCGCCCTTGGCTGCGCGCGCGTTCGGCGCCATCGGCACCCCGGCGAGCCGCTCATGCAGTTCCTGGCTCAGTGCCAGCGCGCGCCACGCCAGCGCGTTGCATTCGCCCAGGATCGCCGGCTGCTCGGCGCCGCCCCGGCGCAGCGACGCCATCATGTCGGCCAGGTCCATCAGGTGCCGCATGATGCAGTCCGCATGGTCGCCGGACTTGCCCCGGGCGTGATGCATCGGCTCGCCCGGATTGTGGCGGTCATTGCCAGCCTTGCTGTGCTGCGCAACGCCCGCGAGCGCCGCCGGGAAGTAGGCGAGGCACCCCTCGAACAGCGGGAATTCCTTGCGGTCGGCGGGGTCGGTCGGCAGAGTCGTTATCATTCCGTGTCCTTGATGGCGAAAAGTACCCGGCCGATCGCGGCCAGGATGGCGAAAAGTACCAGGCCGATCGCGGCCAGGATGGCGAGAAGTACCAGGCCGGTCGCGGACAGGATCGCGAAAGCGGCCTGCGCGATGGCGTTGATCCAGCTCATGGCATTTCCCCTCGTTCAGCGAGCTCGGCGACCAGGGTCAGGAACAGCGCCTGGACTTCCTGCATCGCCCTTGACCCCCGCACGGCCTTGAACAGTAGCACCTGGTCGCCCCGCCAGTCCTCGAAATACCGCTCGGCGGCGAGCCCGGCGATGAACGCGGTCGTGCCCGGGGCGTACTGGTTCGTCAGCGAGGCGAGCGCGTCTTGCATCGTGGCGAATCCGGTGCGATTCTTCACGCTGCCGTTCCTCAGCCGGCCGATCGCGTCCTCATAGACCTGTGGGTCCGGTATCTTCATGTCACAATCCTCGATAGAGTTCAAGTTCCGCAAGCCAGGCCAGAAGCACTTCGGCTGGCACCGTCGCATACCACGGTTCGTTGTCGCTTCGGGATAGTACCACCCCGACATCGCCCTCGTCTACGACTTTCGCAAGCTGGTCGAGCGCCTGGCGGATGGTCGCACCCTGCGCGGCGCTCGCGCGGCGCTTGACCTCGATGCGCAACTGTGGCAGCCCGTTGACAAGCGGGAAGGTGATGTCCTCACCGCCGACGGCGGCCTGGCCGTAGTTGATCCGCGCGATCCGCCCGAAGGCCCGCTCGAGCATCGCCCTTGCTTCCTTCTCGCCTCGGCGGCCCTTGCTGCGCGCGGCCCTGCCCTTGCCGCCGCGGGCGTAGCGCGCGACGTTCGGGTCGTCCATCAAATCCTGGGTCATTCGTCACTTCCGGGGCAAGCCCGGTTGATCCGCTGTGGTGTCCCGATGACATAATCAGGATGCCGGTTGCGGACACCGGATGTCATGTGCCAGCCCAGACAATGCGGGCAGCGGTAGATCGCCATAGCTTCGAGCTCCGGGCGTTCTTCGAGGCGGTGGATGGCCGCGCATCGCGCAACGTGCTCATCGGGGTGCCGTGTCTTGCCAGTTTCCTCACACTTCCTCATCTGCATCGCCCTTGTCTACGGTTGGCCGGGTGGACGCCTTCCATCATATCACGGATCGCCCTTTTCACTTCGGCGACAGTAACCACGCCGTTCGGCGTATCCGGGTAGTGGACCGGCCGCCTGGGATCGTCGGGAATCCACTTGTCGGGGACCCATCTCAGGCGGTCTTCCATGCGGATGCGCGGGTGGGGTCGGCTATCTTGAAAAGGTTGAGACATCAGAAATCCATCCTTATTCCGATGTGGTAGTTTCGCAGCGCATTGACAGACAGGTAGACCGCGACCGGACCCATCATGTGCTTGCGGTAGAATGGCGACACATGAGGCGCGAGCGCCAGGATAGCCGTTGTCCCGAGGAAATAGTTGTTGACGCGCGACACCGACGGATGCCGGCCCAGGAACGGATTGAGCTCTCGCCATTGCTCGGGATGCTTCGCAATCGTGCGTGTCTGGCGCCAGTCCACAAGGTTTGCGACAATGCTAGCCGCATAGGCGGTTTTCTGCGCCGCTGTCCACGCATCGCCCTTGTCTGCAGCCGATGCAGGGCTCGCGAAAGCGAGCGTAGCGCATGCTACGATTTCCATGATCTTTCGCATATCAGGCCTCGATAATTTCGGCGCCACGTTCTGCGCAATAACCGACGATACGAGCCAGGGGCGACCCCGGGCGGTACGGGCCGACCACGATTCGGCGGATTGGCCCGCCGAATCCGGCTTGCCCCGCGATGTCGATGCGTGCCAGTGCGCGCCCGTCAATCTCGCGCTCGATCAGTATCGACCACGAGCCCACGGGGCCAGGCGCGCGCATGAGCGCCAGCGACTTGCGAACGACGTAGCGGGAACGCCCTGACAGGATGCGCTCCAGGCCCTTTATATACGGATCGTCAGGCATGGTGCACCATCTTCGGTAGTGTTGATTTTCATGATTCACACTCCATCGATTTCGATTGTTATCCGTTCGCCATTCAACACGATGAACAGGCGGTTAACCCGGATGTGGACCCTGCGCCATCGCCCTGCCAGGCACGCAAGGTAGCGATCCCCGTACTCATGCCGCACTTTGACGGTGTAGCGTTGACCGCTTGCGGTCACCAGCGAGCCAGTGGTGTCATCTTTTATCATTTCGCGTGCCCCATGTCGACCACGAGCACGCCCGTTAGGCGCCCGCGCATTCCGCAGATGTCGCACTCATCAAAGTCTTCGGCTAGCGCGGACTCCACGCTAACGACGTAGCGCGCGGGCGGGTATCGCTCGAGCCAGGCATCGATGGCCCTTGCTTCGATATCTGACAAACCGCTAGCGTCTCCGTACTCGATAAACTCTGCGAAATGCTCGAGCACTCGGAAAACTTCGGTCCCTTCGGGTGGATCGTATTCACCATCGAAGAATGAGACTTGTTCCTCTACCGTCATCCGATCGCGGCAGCAGATGAAAACGTCGTCATCCTGATGCAAACTGTAGATCGCGCCATCGGTGCTATGAAATTCGGCATTGTCGATAACGTCGGACCATGCGTCCCAGTAGTGTTCATGGTCCGGTCCGGCCGCCAGGATGGCGCGGTCTTCATCAGTGACGCCCCGCCATCCTTCGCCCGTGCATTCCTCGGCGAATCGCTGCGGAATGTAGATACCACTCGCCCCGTCAAACAGAATTTCGATTCCGCCCATTTTGTGATTCGACATGTCACACTCCCCGTTCGTAGTCAGATGTTGCGGTTTCCAGGTCTTCCCTTGCCGCGCGGAGCTCCGCGATGCGATCGCGCAGCCATTCGCGCGGATCGTGCCTGCTGTTGCGCGGTTCGTTCCGTTCCGCGATTGCTTCGCGAACGTCGGATTCAACCGCTTCGGCGTGCGCTTCCGCGTCCGCCATCACGCGAAACCGCGCATCATCTTCGCGAGCCATTTCCGCGAAGACTTCCGCATGCGCGTCTGCCGCGCGTGCCGCGTCGATTTTGTCATCGTACATTTCGGGGTAGACGACATGCTCGCCGTTCGAATCCCATCGATAGCCGGCAAGGAATTTGCCGTGCGGAAGATCGATCACAATTCCGATGGCGGTTTCACGTTGGTCGTTGTCGGTGTACCATCCGGTCGGGATGTCGCGCGCATAAAACCGATCGGACGCGCGCATAACATCGCCACAATCTAGGACGCGCCGACCGGGCACGGCGTATTCATCGTGGATATACCAAATGGCGTCCCGCGATGATCCGCGCGTGTTATAGCCGCGAGCCAATCCGGTCGGCGATGTCAGTTTGGCGAAACGAACATCGCGCCAGGTCATGGGTTGGCGCCAATCAGGCTTTGCCGCTTCGCGTTTGAAGATGGCAAGGCGGGTTTTGGCGCCAATGGAAAGCGAAGGATATGTGGTAGGCATGTCAGTTATCCTCAAGAAGGGTTGCGATTGTGATTGTCCAGAGCCCACCCAGGCCGACGAGCCCCGCCAGCATCGCCCATGTCTGGGCGAGTACGTTGTCCGTCGCGTAGAGAAGGCAGAGCATCGCCAGCAAGATGACGCTCGAGCACAGGGAGTGCATGATCGTGTGCATGGCGTCAGATCCATTCGTGGCGGATGGAATAGCCGTCCGCGTCAGGGTGAAGGGCACACGACAGAGAATACACTAGGGCGAAACCCATATCCATCCCGCATCCGCCGACGATCAGGCCGCCCCTGTTGCTGACGCGATAGCCCAGCGCATCGCCCGCTAGGTGGTCGATTGTACCGATCCGCCCATTGCAGATGAAGGCAAGGCTGATCCGGCGGGACATCCCGTTGCGCGACACACTGCGCAGGATTGTGTATACGGTACTGCCATCGGGTATCATCTCCCGCAACTTGGCGAGAGTGTATTCTTGGCGCATCCGCTTGCCTTCCGCATTGGATACCTTGCGCCCTTCGGATTCAGGACCGGGCGCGAAGCTCAGGTTATGAACTTCGCCATTAGGGTAAACGTAGTAAGTCATGCTGTGAGCTCCCTTGTCATGACGCGATTGGCCGCGCGTGAATCTATTATCGGTGCCTGGCGCCGAAAGTAAAGTCGTGGATTTCCCGTAGACTGACCGGCGGGCGAAAACTCAAGGCATCGCCCTTGCCTGGCAGTGGCTCCAGGGCCATCCGGGCGGGTTTTGCGGCCACACGGGCAGCGATGGCAGCGAAGGCGCGCATCCGTCGCGCGTAGTCGGGAATCGCGCGATGCAGGGTCACATAGGCGGGCGGGCGCGGCATCATGAGAAGGCCCCTACCGCGATGGCGAGCCAGTTGGTCACCATGATCGCGGCAATCGCGATCGCAGGCCGCCCGTACCGCATCCAGAATGCGTTCCTGCGCCCGGCGGGCGTCTGTGCCCACCGCGCCATTTCGATGTCGATTTCTTCGCGCGTCATGTCGTTTGCTCCCGTGTCATCAGCGCATCGGATAGCCGAGCCATTCGAAAATGTCGTTCGTGCTGAATGATTCGCTGCCGATCGATGTTTTGGTGTCAAGGCAGAAATCAGACAGTTCCCGCCCGTGGTCGATGCAAAGCACGCTGGCGCGATACGGCGTCAGACGATGCCCGTATCGTTCGATCCATGCCTGTTTCATGTCATGCTCCCGTGGTGAAGATCAAAGACCGTAAACCTGACGATTCAGTATCGTGGTCAGTTCGGCCACGTCGGCATCGGTAGCCCACTCGTCGATGTCGTCAATCAGCATTTCGGCAAGTAGGTCGCGGACCCCGGCGGCGGTCGGTACCGATACGCCAATGAGGATGTTGCCGTCGTCATCGCGCGGCAAGCACGGATCAGTCCACGGGTTATAGCCGACCGTGGTCTCGTACATCGCGCCAAGCTTGAAGATGTCCGTTCCTGCAGACGCAAGGGCATCGATGTCGCGAGTGACGCGGGTAAGGCGATCAGCGTATCTCATGATGTTTGCTCCGGTTCGTGTTGCGTTGTTGGTGTATTGATTATCGGCCTCTCATGGCCGCCAGTCAATGCCGTTCGTCGGTCGATTGTGACCATTCGCACGGAACGGTACGCACGGAGTCATGCCAGTGCGCCTCAAGTGCCTTCGATACCCGCGCGCGCCACTTGCCCCGCTTGCCGTCAAGGTAGCGCATCGGGACACCGAGCAAGCCGAGCGCAAGCGGCGCAGGGTCTGCCGTCATGCCTTCCAGTAGCCGTACTTGTCGCTCGGCGGCCGCGTAGGCGATTTCGACGACCGTGGGCGGGCGACCGACCATCAGCGACTTCTTCCCCGCCGCGCGGCAGGGATAGCACTGCCTACGGCCCGCTACCCAGTGGTGTGAGCCTACGGGATGTTGCGCGGTGCATGTGCGGCATTGCTGCCAGACGATGCCGTGCGCGATGAACGGTAGGTCGATATGCTGCATGTCGGGGCATGTGTTGGCATGGTCGATCATGCCGCTTGATATTTCGTATCGCATTTTTGCATCAGGCAGGATAATAGTGGTGGCTGTGCTCCCCGCCAGCGCCAGAGAGCCCCTAGAGATACTGTATATTTTATATTCTAGAGTTGTCAATATGCGTATAGGGGCTCCCGCTGAGTCTGCCAGCCGGCGGGGAGCACAGCCACCACTATTACGCTGCCCCATCAATAATTCACCGACCACTACGGGGAATTATTGCGCGGTGTTGCGCAATGGCAACAGTGCCAGGGCGTGCTCTCACGGATGGCACTCGGGCCAGCGATCCGGTATCATGGGGACATCTCACAATCACAAGGCACTCACCATGTCAAGCTCTCTCATGGTCGCAGACGACAACAGCATGCCGACCGTCGACGATGCCGTCGACGCGTGGCTAGAGAGGATCGGGCGGGGCGCGAATCCGTCCGCCGCCGCTACCGCACTCGGATATCCCGATGGCGTTCTCAGGGATGCGCTACAAGAGAGGACGGGCGCAGCACTCGTGATCATGAGCGCGCAAGCTCTCGCGGGCGCCGAAAGGCTGCAGAACGAAGCACTGGCGATCGCAGACGGGCTAGACGATGCGGGATGGGTGGAGATACCTGCCGATGCCGAAAGTGGCTCAGAGGGCGATCTGGGCGGTTCTGGGGGCATTCTGAGAGTCAGGGACCTCAAGCGGGATGCATTGAGGATCAAGACTAGGCTCGCCATCGCCGATTCCCGCATGCGGATAGCTGTACGGATGAACAGCGGTTCTGTCAGACAGAACGGCATAGGAGCCAGTGCCTATATGCCGGGCAATTGTCATCCGGGCGACAATTCAGGCTCGAATCCTGACAATCGTCAGGGTGACCTTGTAACATTGTTACATCGTGCACTGCAGCAGGCCGATCTCGCGCGAAGGCGCGATGATGCCGTAGACGCGGTACAGACCGCGCGCGAAGACCGCGCATGATCGTAAGCATAGGCGCATCCGTGGAAAATCAGTCACTTAGGCCATTCGCCGCCGTTCGGGGCGCCGATTCGGTGGTGATTTCGGCCCGTTTCAGCCTCGCCCAAGGGCGATTCCGGTGGCCTCGAGTGCCTTTCGTTGCGCCGATGAGACAAATTTGCTCCGCTCGCTACGCTCGCTCCGATGAAGTGGCTCGCTACGCTCGCTTAGCTCGCTCGCTGCGCTCGCTCGGCACGACCAGACTCACTTCGTTCGCCTGGACGGGGCGTACCCTGGCGGGTACCCCCCGCTGCCGCCTGCGGCGGGAACCCACTCCGGGAAGCCGTTCTTGTCTCCGCGTAAAATTTTGCGAAATAAAAAATCACACTCCGGGGATTGACGCCCCTAGCCCCGAATACACCTGACCCGACCCCAAAAAAGAAAAATTTCCGCAGAAAATTGGCCCCGAAGCCCCGAAATTACCACTGTTGTTCCCGCACAACAGTCCCTGAGACACCACGAGAGATTGAAAAATGGCAACCGCCAAGCCCCCGAAGACCCACAAGCCCGAAGACGCCGAATTATTCACTGCCTTCTGGTCTGACGACCTGAAATACGACCCCCTGGCGTTCGTGATGTTCAACTACGCCTGGGGCGAGGGACCGCTCAAGGGCCAGACCGGGCCGCGCCGGTGGCAGCGTGAGACGCTGATCGCACTGGGGGAGCACTTCCGGGCCAACCGGGACGCGATCGAACTCGGGGTGGACGAAGCCGCCCGGGTGTTCAAGGATGCGGTGTCCAGCGGGCGGGGGATCGGGAAGTCGGCCGAGCTCGGGATGGTGGCGAACTGGTTCATGACGTGCTGGCCGGGGGCGACCGTGCAGGTCACGGCCAACACCGAGACTCAGATGCGCACCAAGACCATGCCGGAGATCAGGAAGTGGTTCCAGCTTGGGCGCAACTCGCACTGGTGGACGATCGAGGCGGGCAAGATCACGCCGGCCAGGTGGTATCGGGAAGCCCTCGAGGCCCTGAAGATCGACTCGGGGTACTACTACACCCAGTCGATCGTCTGGTCCGAGACGAACCCGGATGCCTTCGCGGGGCTGCACAACCAGTACGGGGTGCTGCTGGTCTTCGACGAGGCGTCGGGTATCCCGCGCACGATCTGGACCAACTCCGAGGGCTTCTTCACCGAGCCCACGGTCAACCGGGCGTGGCTCGCGCGCAGCAATCCACGGAACACGGTCAACGGGTTCTACGACTGCTTCAAGCCGGCTTCCGGGTGGCGCACCCGCACGATCGACGGGCGGGAAGTCGAGGGCACGGACAAGGGCGTCTATGAGTCGATCATCGCGCGCTACGGGATCAACTCGGATGAGGTTCGTATCGAGGTCAAGGGGGAGTTCCCGAGCCAGGGCGACCGCAGCCTGTTCTCGATCGACGAGGTTTATGCGGCGCAGCACCGATCCGCGCCCCCGGCGCCGGACGCGCCGCTCGTGATGGCGGTCGACGTGGCCCGGTACGGGTCGGACTCGACGGTGATCGGCTGGCGGCGGGGGTTCAACCTCAACGTCCACCCGTGGGTGTTCCTCAACCGCCTGGGCACGGCCCAGGTCGCACAGAAGGTCGCCGAGTATGAGGCCATGACGAAGCCCGACTACATCGTCATCGACGGCAACGGGGTGGGCGGGCCGGTGATCGACGTGCTGCGCGACGTGCATCACATCCGCGCGGTGCCATTTCACGGCAACGGGGCGACGCTGAAACCTCAGCAGCATGTGAACGCCCGGATGGACGCCTACCAGGCACTGGCGGATCACATGGGGGTCGTCTCCCTGCCCCCGGGGCCGGAAATCGCCGAGGAATTGCAGGCGATCACCTACGATTTCCAGGTCGGCAGCAACCTGAAGAAGGTCGCCGACAAGGACAAGATCAAGGAAGCCCTCGGCCGATCGCCCGATCGGGCCGACGTGGCGATGATGATGTTCGCCCGGCGGTGGCCGACTGCGGCCCGTGTTGCCAACAGGTCTGCGAGTCCCGAAGAATACGACCCCTTGAGGCACGGAATCTGACGTAATGTGTCATCCGCTACACCTTGACATCTTCCTGCGCGCGTGGCACGATGCAGGCATGAGTGGACTATTCGGCTCCCCCAAGGCACCGAAGGAACCCGACCCGAACGCGCTCCCCGACCCGAAAAGTCAGGACGAGTCGCTTCTGACGCCGGGGGCCGATGCCGACCTGGACCCGCAGGCACAGCTTGCCCGGGACCAGGCGACGGCCAATGCGCTCGCGATGTCCACACGCGCGAGCCCGGTTACGCTGCGCGCGCCATATATCGAGCGCGCCAGGGCGGAAATCCGACAGCGGGAAGAAGCCGAGGCCGCCGCGGCGGCTGACCGCGACAAGCGCCGCGAAGACTACGAGCGTCGCAAGCGCGAACTCGAAGCGATCTCCGGCCCGGCGAGCGCCTGATGGACGAGAATCGGGTCAGGCAGGTCGTCGAACGGTACGAGAACGCCAAGGCGCTCACGTCGAACTGGCGAAACACCTGGGCGGAAGCCGCCCGGTACTGTATGCCGCAGGACGTGGACCGGTTCAACGTGGGCTACGGCGGGGTGCAGCCACTGGCGGCAGGCGGCCGTCAGGTGGGTCGGGAGATTCTCGACGATACGGCCCTGCGCGCGGTTCCGAAGGGGGCGGCGGCGCTCAACACGATCCTGACTCCCGACGGGGTGACCTGGCACCACCTGCGCCACCCGGACCCAGAGGTCATGCGCGATCGTGCTTCGGCCATCTGGTATGAGGAAGTCAACACCCTGCTGTTCGCCTACCGCTACGCGCCGATGGCGAACTACAAGATCGCCCGGATGGCGGCCTATTCGTCGGTGCTGGCCTACGGCAACGGGGTCATGTTCATCGACCGCGGCGCGAAGTCGGCGCTGCGCTACCGGGCCAGCTTCATCGGTGACACGGTGTTCGACACGGACGACGCGGGCATCATCGACACGGCCTACCGGCTGATCCTGATGAAGCCCCGGCAGATGCTCCAGGCGTTCGGTGAGGAAGCCCTGCCGGAGAAGGTGCTCGACTGCATCAAGGCGGGCACGAAGCAGGACGAGCAGCACCAGGTGCTCCATGCCGTGACGCCGAACCTCGAGCACCGCCCCGGGCGGGCGGGGCCGGAAGGGCGCCAGTTCTCGGACATCTACCTGCTGCTCGATCTGGGCTTCCATGTCCTGGCCGAGGGCGGGCACGACACGTTCCCCTACGCGGTGGACCGCTACCTGCTCGGGCCGGCGGAAGTCTATGCCCGCGGACCGGCGCAGCTTTGCATGACTTCGATCCTGACGCTGCAGCGCATGAAGATGCAGCGCATGAAGCACGGCGATCGCGTGGTCGACCCGGTGCTGTTCCTGCCCGAGGAAACCAGCCCGGTGAGCCTGATCCCGGGGGCGCGCAACTACGGCTACATGTCGCCCGAGGGTCGCAGCCTGGTGAGCCAGTTGCAGATGGGCAGCCTCGGGTGGGCGCAGGAAGAACTGCGCGACGAGCGCCAGACGGTCGACGAGGCCATGATGGTGACCTTCTTCCGCCTGCTCAACGAGCGCAAGGAAATGACGGCCACCGAAGTGCTCGAGCTACTGAAGGAGCGTGGCGCCCTGTTCGCGCCCCTGCTCGCGCTGATGCAGGCCAACGGCACGTCGGCGATGATCGCGCGCGAGCTCGAACTGCTCGACCGCGCCGGCCTGCTGCCGGAGATGCCGGGCGCGGTGCGTGAGGCGGGCGGGCTCTATGAGGTCGAGTACGACAACCTCGGCACCCGGATGCTCAAGGCCGAGGCGGCGAGCGGGTTCCAGCGGGCGATCGGCGCGCTGGCCGAGCTCGCGAACCTGACGCAAGACCCGTCGACGCTGTACGCGCTCGACAAGGAAGTGGCGGTGCCGGACTGGCTGCGCAGCCAGGGCATCCCCGAGAAGTGGATCGCGAGCCCCGAGCAGATCGAGGCGAAGCGCCAGAGCGACGCGGCTGCCGCGGAGCGCCAGCAGATGATCGAGGCAGCGCCGTCGATCGCCGCCACCCTGAAGGCCACTGAAAACGCCCGATGAAAGAGAAGTTCATCGCCTGGCTGCTGCGCCTGCAGCAGCACTACCGACGCACCTTCATCCGCCCGGACGACAACTCCGGGCAGCGCGTTCTGGCGGACCTGGCGAAGTTCTGCGATGTCTATGGGTCGCCGTTTCGTTCGGATGTGCGAGAAATGGATCGCATGGCAGGCCGCCGGGAAGTTTTC